AAAAGAAGATACGTAGCTAATATAGCGTAAGCAATTAGGGTGTTTCAAATAGAGAACCTCGCTTCGGCGAGGTTTTTTGTGTCTAATAAATATGTACATAACAACCCAAGGTTAGATACATGTACAATCGAGATTTGAAACTCGCCATAGGCGACATCAACGACAAGAAAAATATGATTTCTATAAGTCTCACAAAATCAATTAGACAAGAAATTGAAGCCGCCACGCGCTGGTTGGATACATTATACCCAAAGGTGCCTTTGAAAATTAGATGTTTAATAATCTTGAATGATACCGTACAAGAAAACATTAAAAGGTGCCCAAACTGCGATAAACCAGCCGGATTCGACAAGACTAATGGATTCAACAAATTTTGTTCAGACGCATGTTCAAAATTGTATGGTAGATTGCCTCAAGCAACTAAATCATTATTGAATGATTATCAATGGCTTTACAATAAGCGAATAAATGAAAGAATGTCCTATACTCGCATCGCAGAATTATTGCATTGTTCTGGTAATCCCATAATACAAGCATGTAAAAGACTGAATATACCAAAAATCAATTTGACGGAAAGTGACTATACCATAAAAGAAAAATTAAACGATAAAGACTGGTTGCTGACAAATTACAAAGAAGACCATAAGACGTTGGTGAACATTGCAGAAGAAATTAATTCAAGCAAATCGACACTGTCGTTGGCGATTAAAAAACACGGAATTGAAGCAAATCCAACAAACTCGTATAATAGAGGGCATGTAGAGGTGTCAGGTGAATGCATGGAAGTCTATGAGTACATTAAAGAAATCTTACCAGAAAACACAGAAATTAAATTGAATGATAGAACTATCTTGAATGGTAGAGAAATTGACATTTTGATACCGGCACTGGCTGTTGGGTTCGAGTACAATGGAATTTATCATCACATCCACAAGCACTCAGAAAATACTATCAACAAGACTAAGAGTTACCATCTGGACAAAACAATAGATGCACGTAATGCCGGGATAAAATTATTCCACATTTTCAGCGATGATTGGATGCTAAATAAAGATGTCGTAAAAGATTTTATCAGTGCGAAATTGGGCAAATTATCCTCGGTAGTTTTTGCTAGAAAATGTGAAATTGCTATACCATCTCTTACTGAGAAAATTAAATTCATGTCAGAAAACCACCTCCAAGGCAAGGACAAATCTTCCATTGTTATAGGATTGAAATTCGGTGATGACTTTGTTTCAATGATGACTTTTTGCAAATCTAGGTACAACAAAAATTATATGTGGGAATTATCCAGATACGCTGTAAAAAGAAACACTAATGTCGTAGGTGGATTTAGTAGATTACTGACAAATTTTAGACAAAATCACTCCGGTTCAATTATTTCTTACGCAGATAGGTCTTATAGCAACGGTGATGTTTATTACAAAAACGGATTCAAATTGATTAAAACAAATCCACCGTCTTACAAGTACGTCAATTTAGGAAAAAGTATTAAAAGGATGCACAGAGCAAATTTCATGAAAAAGAAGTTGGCACCTGGTGATAGTAGACCTGAATGGAAAGTCATGTTTGATGCTGGTTATAAGCAGATTTTTGATTGTGGCACATTATCATTCTGCATCGCATAAATAATCTTACAACATACATCGAAAGAATTAAATGACAATAGTAAATTTAAATGATGTCAATACAATTGGGTCTGCTACCATGCAGAATGGTGATTTATTGACATTTGACCCTCTTATCATTAATAAATTTTCACTGATTATACCGAATCAGGAGAATGTTACTTTCTTTTTACAACAATTCTCTTTACCTTCAGTTGGCGTTAATGAAGTCGTTGTTAATACTAGATATGTTGATATGAATGAGATAGGAGAGAAATTAAATTTCTTACCGTTCACTGTCAATTTTCTAGTAGACAAATATTGCAGGAATTGGTCTGCTATATATAATTGGATGAAGCAGATGACTGTAGATGGTACAATTGTTGGCAAGACAGAAGATATTATCCTCATGATTGATGGTAAAGAATTCATACGGTTTTATGGTTGTTGGCCAACAAATTTAAGTGGTATGAATATGGATTCTACCATCGAAAGAGTTCAGTATCTAAAAGCGTCAATAGTATTTAATTATGATTACTTTGATTTACTAGGAAGTTTTACAACAACTGATTCAGCATATCTTTAATTAACATCTTTGAGTATCTTTCATTTATCAGTTTAAACTCTTTGTTTAATTCATTTATCTATTCATTTATCTATTCATTTATCTATTCATTTATCTATTCATTTATCTATTCATTTATCTATTCATTAAACCCTTATAAGTATCATTTAATCTTTATTTAATAGTAGAATATCATCGAGGCACAGTCTAATTTTGAACGGTTGTCAAGAATTTGTCAACTATTTCATATTTTTTGACACATATTTATACTATCTATATAATTAATTTAACTAATTATAAAAGATAATCATGACTACCATATCAACAGAAGAGATGTTAAATGAATGGAAGAAAGATGCCATCATTAACGAAGCAGAATTGTCGAAAGAAATCATCCGTGTACCAATGCTTCATTCAAAATATCTTGAATATTATATTCATTTCAAACGTCTGCTGTCTAAGGCAGAATCTGCAAAAAACAAGCTTGGGTGGATAAAGAGAAAATATTTTAGAGGTGAAATGGACCAGAGTGATTTAAAAAAACATGGTTGGTCTCAGTGGAATGGATTAAAACCATCATCAGTTGAATTAAATCAATTATTAGAATTCGACTCCGATATGAATGATGCGGCGCGTGTGGTATCAGAATTCAAAACATCAGTATCAGGCTGTGAATATATAATGAATCAGTTGAAGAGTAGAGAGTATTCACTTAAGACTGTATTTGAATATCAAAAATATTTAAGTGGTAATTGACATGGCCGACGTAATCATATCCAAGAAAAATGAAACCTTCATCAACATAGATTGTGATTTGGGAATACTTCAAGAACTTTCTGATTTCTTTACTTTTTATGTCGAAGGCTACAAACATATGCCTCGTTATCGTGCTGGTGTATGGGATGGTAAAATAAGACTTCTTGATATGAGATTTGGCACATTGCCAGCAGGACTTACCCCTGAACTTGTTGAGTACTCTAGCAAACTGGGGTATTCGGTTTCATTTAACACCAATAACTTTGGTGTTCCAAATGAAAAAACAATGGTAGATATAGAAACCCTAAAAAAGTGGATATTTGACCTAAATATTCATACTACAATCAATGGGTTAGACACACGAATTGACGTTAGAGATTATCAGGTGCAAGCAATTTATAACTGCATCCATAACCAACGACAAGTATCTATTACTCCGACTGGTGGTGGAAAATCAGTAATAGCTTATTGTTTATATAGATGGTATATGGAACATGGCATGAAGCATTTCTTGATTGTTGTACCTACACTTGGTCTCGTAAAACAGATATATTCAGATTTTAAAGAATACAGCAATGGATTCGACTTTGAAGCAAATTCGCAGATTATCACAGGTGAGACAGATAAGAATATAAGTAAAAGTATTATAATATCTACGTGGCAGTCACTTTATAAAATGCCAAGCAAGTGGTTTAATAGTATTGATGTTATATTAATGGATGAGTGCCATCAGTGTAAATCTGATGCTATCAAGGGTATATTCGAGAAAGCAACAAATGTAAAATATAGATTTGGCATGACAGGGTCTTTAGATAAATCTGCTGTCAATAAATTAGTAATTAAGGGCATGATTGGAGAAATATCTAAGGCAAAAACAACACGTGAATTAATAGATGAAGGGCATTTATCTGATATAAAGATAACCTGCGTAATATTACGATACAATAAAGAATCAAAGGCATTAATTAAATCAGCTGATTATCAGACAGAGCTTGAGTTTCTTTGTCAGCACAAAAATAGAAATACTTTCATAAGCAAATTAGCACTTAAACAAACGGGAAATTCTCTTGTACTTTTTAACTATGTAGAAAAACATGGAAAGCCATTATATGAAGAAATCAAAAATCTTGCAACAACGCAGAAGGTGCACTTTGTATCTGGCAAGGTTGAAGCAGATGACAGAGAAGAAATACGATTATTGGTACAAGCTTCCACTGAAAGTAACATCATCGTAGCATCCGTAGGAACTTTCAGCACCGGAGTCAATCTCCCCCGTATTCATAACATCATATTCGCCACTCCAACAAAATCAGTCATACGAGTAATGCAATCTATTGGTAGAGGACTTAGAAAATCCTCGGATAAAGAGTATTTAAAATTGTATGATATTGCCGATAATATTGTTCCTTCTAAACATAAACCAAATATCACTATGCGGCATTTTTTGGAACGATTGAGGATATACAACGAAGAAAAACATCCATATAAAATAATAGAGGCAAACATAGAATGAGTATGACGTTGATGATAGTCAAACTAATAACAGGTGAAACATTACTTACTGAATTGTTTGTTGACAAAGAACATAGTCGATATGCCTTTTTGAACCCTTTAGTTTTGGTCAGAGTGCAAACTCAAGAAGGAGAGACTACTATTGCGATTCAGTACATGCCGGGAATGTTTGATGATGTGATTTTTGTGAGATTTGATTCTGTTATAACATTATGCGAGGCTAGTCATTTTTACCGAAAATTGTACGGTTCTGCTCTTTTTAGAGCTTACATTCAACATGAATCACAACAGATGACTGCAGTCGGGGGCAAGGATACTGATGACAAATTCATCGAGAAGATTAAATTGAAAGAAGTTGAAATCCTTGCTCATTATGGTATGATTGATGAGGAAGAAGCTGATTCACTTACAACAGGATTATTACATTGAATGATACAAACGAAAAAACATTTTACGTATCCAACAAAAAATTGTACGAAGAATATGTGCAATGGTACATAAAGATAAAAGAAGCAGAATCTGCGGGTAAAGAGAGACCGCAGATACCTCCTTTCATTGTTGATGCAATGATGAAAATTGCAAAAAGATTGACTTATAGTTACAAATTCATTAATTATACATTCAAAGAAGACATGATTAGTGACGCACTATATGATTGCATTAGATTCGCATCCAAATTCAAAGAAACTTATTTCTCTAAAACGAAGGGAAGAATCGAACAGGGGAATCCATTCAGTTATATTACTACCATTTGCTTTCGAGCATTCCTCAGAAGAATCGATAAAGAAAAGACACAGAGGTATATCAAAACCAAATTAGTAGCACAATCTCCTGATAGTGACTTCATTGATAATCAATTAGGCGATAATGATAATGAATATACGAATCAATATATTGACTTCCTTAGAGAAATTGGATATTCCGAGGACTCTGTACCAATGAGCATTAAACGGGGCAAAAAATCTAGATTGCTTGGTGTAAAAGGACCATTAGATGAGTTCGAATAACCCTTTTATCATCTTGGGCGATATACACATAGGAGCTAGAAATGCATCGATGATATTGTGTGAATATCAAATTAAGTTCTTTGAAAATGAACTTTTTCCATATATGGAAAAACATAATATCACTCATATATTACAATTGGG